GGAAAGTGGGATTGTCAAAGCCCCACACTTGGATAGCCGTGTCTTCCGCTATCCATTTGGCGTGGCAGGTGTCACCAGCTGAGGTTCATGCCTCAGCTGCACTTGCTCCAGGACGCACCTCCCGCTACTGGTGGGCTGGGGCCTAGGCCCGGCCCGTCACTACCAATGGTTTGTGCACCCGTGGCTGGGTGTTACCACCATTGGCGGAGGGGGCTACCCTGACCCCTCTGGGTGACGTGGACATTCGTTGTTCAGACCAGAAGCGGCAAATGCGGGTGGCGTGTATCAGTGGACTACCAGGCACGTGGGTTCCACAGGTACACGCTAACTGCAGCCACAACGAGAACGCAGCTCTTTTGTTGCGTTCTCTGGCTTCACTCCCACGCCCGGTGGACTGTCCGGTTGGCGGCGGCTTTCGGCGACTGTTTGCGCGGTTGCGGTCTGTTGCCCGGAGGTACAGCGGGGAAAGTTGGAGCCACCTGGAAACGGCCCGTTCTTACAGTGGGATGTTGGGCCGTAGGTATGCCGAGGCAGAACGTTCTTTGAGGCTTGATGGTCGGTTGCGCTCGTCCGACTACAAGCTGAGGGCGTTTCTGAAGGCTGAGAAGGTTGGTGCGGCAAAGGACGCCAAACCTAGGATGATTTTTCCGAGGTCACCTAGGTATAATTTGTCGCTCGCCTCTTGGCTGAAGCCTTTCGAGCACTGGTTGTGGGGTTATCTCACTTTCAGTAGGCTCTTCGGCGGCCGAAATCCTACCAGGGTTGTGGCCAAGGGGCTCTCGCCCACTCGCCGCGCCAATCTAATCAAGCGCAAGCTTGAGCGGTTTGATCGTGGCGCATGTTTTGAGGTTGACGGGAAAGCCTTCGAGGCTCACGTCAGCTCTCCACAGATTCATGCTGAGCACGGTGTTTACATGGCTGCCTTTAGGGGTTCGCCTGGTTTACAGTCCGTGCTGTCACACCAGACGTTTGAAGGTGTGACATCTAGCGGGCAGAAGTTCTCGCGTCCAGGAGGACGGGCCAGCGGAGACTTCAACACTGGTATGGGCAATTCGTTGATCATGCTTTGTGTTGTCGGGGCCGTTCTCTTGTCGAGAGGAGTGACGTTTGATCTCCTCGTCGATGGTGACAATGCTCTCATCTTTTGTGAGTTTGTCGACCTGGATCGCGTGCGGAAG